GTTTGATAACAACCAAAGTAGCGGTGCAATTTTAGTTAATAACAATTCAAACACATTGATTGTTTCTGTGCCTAGTGGTGGCATTACCAGAGTTGATTTATTGTCGAATTCAATAGCTGCGGGGTCATGGGACAGACACGATCTAACACCTGCAAACGTATCTTGGTCAACCAATACATTTGATTACCCTGGCTCTATTACTTCTGCTACTTGGAATGGTGCAACTGTTCAATTAAATCGTGGCGGAACAGGGCAAACTACAGCGCAAGCCGCAATGAATAGTTTTGCGGGTGCTGTTACATTGGGTTCTTATTTGCGAGGCAATGGCACTAATGTTGTTATGTCTGCCATTCAAGTATCAGATGTTCCTACACTTAATCAAAATACCACAGGAACTGCGGCAAATGTAACTGGCATAGTAGCAATTGCTAATGGCGGCACTGGTCAAACAACAGCTAATACGGCATTCAATGCTTTAGCTCCTAGCCAAACTGGTAATTCAGGTAAATATTTAACTACCGATGGAAGCAATACTTCTTGGGCAACAAACCCATTAGGAACAGTCACTAGTGTTGCCGCAACAGTCCCATCTTTTTTAAGTATTTCTGGTTCGCCAATTACAACAAGCGGAACATTGGCTATTGGTTATTCTGGAACAGCTTTGCCCGTAGCTAATGGTGGTACTGGCCTTACTTCTTATACCAACCAAGGTATTTTGTATGCTTCTGGCACTGGTTCGTTGTCTAACAACAGTGGTTTAATTACTGATGGCTCAAACATTGCTTTAGGCAGTTCTCTTTATGGTTGGTCTACATACAACTACATAAAAGCAATACAAGTATCTTTTTGGGGAAATCTTGTTGGATCAGGCAATGGACTTGCTATGTTGTCCAATGCGTATTATTCAGGCAGTCCTTCTAATGCATATTATTTGTATACAGGAGCTGCGGCAGAATTTACCACAAACCTTGGTACTTTTGAGTGGAAGACTGCGGCAAGTGGTACTGCGGGAACATTAGCAACATTTGCAACAAGGATGTCGTTAGATAACGTTGGTAATTTAAACATTGCTAACTTAACTGCATCTAAGGTTGTATTTAGTGATGCGTCTAAGAACTTAACATCGACAGGAACTGTTAGTGTTGCTCAAGGCGGCACAGGCACATCAACACCCGCATTAGTGGCGGGAACCAATGTAACCATTACTGGCACTTGGCCTAACCAAACAATTAACAGTAGCAACCCTGGTGGAACTGTTACAAGTGTCGCTGCCACTGTCCCATCGTTTTTGTCAATAACTGGTTCACCCATTACCTCAAGCGGCACATTGGCAATCTCTTATTCAGGAACTGCTTTGCCAATTGCAAATGGTGGTACAGGCCAAACCACAGCCTCAGCAGCGTTTAACGCACTATCCCCCATCACTACTACTGGTGATTTGATTATCGGTAACGGCACTAACAATGCTACACGACTAGCCATCGGTACTAATGGTTATATATTAACTTCTAATGGCACTACTGCATCTTGGACTGCCGCACCCGCTACTGGCGTAACTTCATTCTCTGCTGGTACAACAGGATTTACACCAAATGTTGCAACTACTGGTGCAGTAACGCTTGCAGGAACACTGGCAACAACCAATGGTGGCACAGGACTTACATCTTTTACTGCAAATGGTATTGTTTACGCATCATCTACAAGTGCATTAACAACTGGTTCTGCTCTTACTTTTGATGGAACTGATATAGCAAGCACTGGAAGTGTTCGTTTAAACAATGGTCAGTATTATTATGGAAAAAATGCGGCAGGAACTGCTGTTCGTTTGCTTGGCATTAATGCGGGTAATGAAAATTATGTTGGCGCTATTGATAATGGCCCAACTATCATAAATTATGGAATAGCTTCTACCATAGCAAACCAAATTTGGTATGTTGGCGGTTCAGAACAAATGCGTTTAACTTCTAGCAATTTAAACATTGCTAGTTTGACTGCATCTAAAGTTGTATTTACTGATGCTTCTAAAAATTTAACATCTACAGGTACTGTTGCAGTTGCTAATGGCGGTACAGGTTTAACTACAACCCCTGCAAATGGTGCTTTAGATATTGGTAACGGCACAGGTTTTACGCGCACTACTCTAACTGCGGGCTCAGGCGTAACAATTACCAATGCTTCGGGTTCAATCACAATTAACGCAACAGGCACAGGCGGTGATGTGGTTGGCCCATCCTCTGCGACAAACAACGGTATTGCTCTGTTTGATGGCACAACAGGTAAGCTGATTAAGGACAGCGCGTCTGTCAGCGGTTTGATTCAAGGTCTGACTGTTGGTAAGGGTGCTAGTGCGGTTTCTACTAACAGCGCTTTTGGTGTCAGTGCGTTGGCGGCAAATACAAGCGGTGCAAACAATACGGCTGTAGGCTACCAAGCAGGATTTAGTAACACAACTGGCGATAAAAATCTGTTTGTTGGAAGTCTTGCAGGTAGATCAAATACCACTGGCATATACAACTCTTTTGCTGGCGGTCAGAATTCTTCTGGTTATGGCGCTGGTTATACAAATACAACTGGTCAAAGCAATACAGCATTTGGTAGCGCCGCTTTAGGATTAAATACAACAGCCTCAAATAATACTGCTGTAGGCGCTGAAGCTGGTTTTAATAACACGACTGGCGCATCAAATTCTTTCTTTGGCAACAGGTCTGCCGTAAGCAATACAACTGGTAGCTACAACATAGCAATTGGCGATAATGCGCTTTCTGGAAACACCACAAACCAACAAATGACTGCGCTTGGCTATCAAGCTGGTTACAACTTAAACGGTCAACACTCCGTTGCTATTGGTTGGCAAGCTGGTTATGGTGGCGCATCATGGGCTGGAAACTCCTCATACGACTCTGTGTTTGTAGGCGGTCAGGCTGGCTATAACACCACGGCAGAAGGCAGTGTATTTGTTGGATACAACGCAGGATATAACAATACATCTGGAAGTAACAATGTAGCGATAGGTCGTGCCGCCCTACAAGCCAACACTACATCGTCTAACAATACTGCTGTCGGTTACCAAGCTGGTTACTCAAATGTAACAGGCACAGACGTTTCTTACTTTGGACGCAATTCTGGATACCAAAACACAGGTAGCTACAATACTGCACTTGGCGCGGCGGCTTTATATGCTTCTGGCGCTGGTAACTACAACACTGCGGTTGGTGCTACTGCCTTATTCTTTAACACTTCTGGTGGTGCAAATATTGCAATTGGTGGTGATGCACTTCGCAACAACACCACAGCTTCCAATAATACGGCTGTCGGTTATCAGGCCGCTTATTCAAACACGACTGGTCAATACAGCACATTTGTAGGCTACCAAGCAGGTTATTCAAGAACCACAGCAAACAATTTGACTGCAATTGGTCATGCCGCCGCATATAGCACTACAACAGGTGGAACAGATAGCGTAGCAATTGGTAACAACGCCATGTATACCAATAGCACTGGCACACAGAACGTGGCTATTGGTAAAGATTCTTTGTACAACAACACCACCGCATCAAACAACACTGCTATAGGCTATCAAGCAGGGTACAGCAATACTACTGGCGACAACAATGTGTTCGTGGGGCGTATTGCAGGAATCGGAACAACTACTGGAAACTATTTAACTGCAGTTGGCTCAATTGCACTTCAAACTAATAGCACTGGCACAAACAGTGTAGCTGTAGGAACAGAAGCTCTTAGATATAACACGACTGGAAACTACAATACTGCAATTGGTTCTTTGGCGCTTAATGCCAACACCACAGCATCTAACAATACTGCTGTTGGTTATCAGGCTGGGTATAGCAATACAACTGGCGACATTCAAGTTTTTGGCTATCAAGCTGGTTATGCAAACACAACTGGATTTGGTATAACTGCCGTTGGTGGTAGTGCTTTAAGAGCTAACACAACGGGCTACTACAACACCGCAGTTGGTCAATTAGCTTTAACCGCTAATACGACAGGGATTCAAAATACCGCAGTTGGTGAGTTGGCTTTAACCTCCAATACCACTGGCGGAAATAACGTGGCAATGGGTATGCAAGCCCTCCAAGCCAACACCACAGCATCTAACAATACTGCTGTTGGTTATCAGGCTCTTTATTCCAATACAACTACGGATGCGGTAGTTGCCGTCGGTTGGCACGCAGGTTATTCAAAAACAACAACAGGTTCTAATTTTGCTCAAACCTATGTTGGCACTAAGGCTGGATATAGTAACCAAACTGGCATAGACAATACTTACATTGGTGGATATGCAGGATACACCAGCACAGGAAGTTACAACACGGTTCTTGGTTCTGGCGCTCTTTACTCCAACACCTCAGCATCTAATAACACTGCTGTTGGTTACACCGCAGGATACAGCAACACTACAGGCGGTATAACTGCTGTTGGTCAACGTGCGCTTTATGCAAACACAACTGGCGCAGACAACGTGGCTATGGGTGTTCAGGCTTTAAACGCTAATACAACGGGTGGTTCAAATACCGCAATTGGGCATACCGCTTTGACATCCAATACTACAGCCATTGCAAACACTGCGGTCGGTTATCAGGCGGGGTATAGTCAAACAGGTTCTGATTGCAATGCAAACACATATTTGGGGTACAAAGCTGGATATACAACAAGCGGTGTAGCTACCAACAATTTATTTGCTGGAGCATATGCAGGGTATAGCAACACGACAGGCATAGGTAATACTTATGTAGGCGGTGGTTTTAACTATGGTGCTGGTTATTACATGACTACTGGCTCTAAAAACACCATCATCGGTTCTTTTACAGGCAATCAAGGTGGCCTAGACATCCGCACAGCAAGCAACTACATCGTGCTGTCTGATGGGGATGGGAATCCAAGGGGTATTTTTGATAATGCTGGTAGCTTTTCAGTAGGCACTACAGATTTTGCTGGAGCAAATACTGGTGGTTTTCAATCTTATTATGGTGCTGGTGCATCAAGACTATATATTGGCCATGTAAGCGGAACTGTTAACGGAACTCAATACATAGTTTTTAATTACAACGGCACAAGTCAAATTGGTTCTATTACTCAATCAGGCACAACTGCTGTTTTATACAATGTAACTTCTGACCAACGATTAAAAGAAAACATCCAAGATGCAGATTCTTCCTCATCACTAATTGATTCTTTACAAGTACGCAAGTTCGATTGGAAAACAGATCAAACACATCAGCGTTATGGTTTTATTGCTCAAGAATTGGTAACAGTAGCACCTGAAGCCGTACATCAACCACAAGACACAGAGCAGATGATGGCTGTGGACTATTCAAAACTTGTCCCAATGTTGGTCAAGGAAATTCAATCACTTCGTAAACGCTTGGCGGCATTAGAAGCCAAATAACATTTAAAGGAAAATCATGACTATTGAAACACAAACCACCGAAGAAATTGCTCGTCACTATAGTGCTGCAATGGACTCAGTAAACCTGATTAACGCAGGAAAACCTGAGAAAATGTCTGCTGAAGACTGGGCTGACACTGTTGCTCGTAACAAAGAGCACCTCAAAATTATGTTGGCTAAAGACTTCTGGACAACAGAAAACCTGACGCCTTTGCAAACCGCATCTGCATAACAGGAAGCCATCACCTGAACTTGGTGGCAATTTAAAGGAAAAGCAATGGAAATCACATTGAAATTATCTGTTGAAGAAGTAAACTCTGTATTGCAAGTTTTGGGCGAACTGCCTTCTAAAACTGGTGCATGGCCTTTGATTGTCAAAATCAAAACGCAAGCTGAAGAGCAACTTCCTAAGCAAGAAGAACAAGTAGTTCAATAAGGATTGACATGAGCGACTACAGCCGAATTCGTACGCCTTTTACAAACATGAGCTACACGCCTGATGTACCTAGCAATGCTTTGGGGCCAAACGAATATAACTCTGGTCGCAATGTTGAAGCTGACGTTCGTGGTGTAAAAAAGATATCTGGTGAACAAGAGATTCTTTCAACCATACCAGGCAACGTAGTTTATATGGATGGCGGTTTCCGCAGTGAAACTCAATGGACCTTTATTGCTGCCACTCGTGAAGGCAAATGGTATTTATTGACTTCTGCGGGAATCTCCAACATTACACCAGGCGTGGGCGCAAATCCTAGCGTAGCTTTAAGTGGCTACTCTGATGACGTAAACATCACCACCTCTTGGGTAGGTAATGTGTTCTTTATCAATGATGGTTTGCGCTCACCCATGTATTTCTTGCCCACAGCAACAGAAATCTACATTTACGATCAAGCACCTAACAACTATGTGTGGAACTACGACATTGGCGTAACTGCCACTCGTGCCGCATTTGTTAGAAACTTTTGCTCACCCAATGTAGGCAACATTCTAATTGCGGGCAATTTGACTAAAGATTATGCTATTGGCACTACGATTAACTATCCTACAACTGTAAGATGGTCGCAATCTTTTGCTAACACTGGTGTGCCCGCCACATGGGTTCCTACTATAAGCAACGTAGCCAATGAACAAGAGATTCCTGTTCGTGGACCTATTGTTGATGGCTTCTTTTTAGGTGGTAACTTTTATGTTTGTTCCTATTGGGACACAGTAGTCTTTAGTCCAATTGCTTATCAAAACTCCACCGCACCTATCTTTGGTATACGTTTGTTTAACCAAGGTCGTGGACTGATTAACAACAACTGTTGGTCAAATACTGATACCAATGTATATGGCATTGATAGCCGTGACATTTGGGTGTTTGATGGATCAAACTTTAATCCTTTGGGCAACCAAAAAGTTAGAGATTATTTCTTTAACAATCTAAGCCCTACATATTCTGACCGTTTGTTCATGGTTAACAACACCCAAAAAAATCAGATTGAAATTTACTTTCCTAATCTGACATCTACTGGTTGGTGCAATGAAATGCTGTCATGGCGATATGACTTGCAGATTTGGAATGCACCCAAAGATATTGCCAATGCTTGCAATGCTTGTGAAGCCCCTAAGTTGGTGAGCGGTAATTTTAAGTTTGCTTCTCGTACTGTTGTTTATGGTCGAGGCGGCACTGCTAGTTCTAAATTAGTTCAAACAGGTGTTGGTAATTCTTTTATTAATAGTGCGCCTATTTCAGCATTGTTTGAACGTCAGAACATGGTATTGCAAAATGAACAAGGCGCTGTGCCATACAGCTCTAAAGTGTATGTACACAGGTTGTTGCCTGAAATAGCTGGTTCTGGGAATATAGATATTACTGTTGGTGGAGCTAACTCAACAGCTCAAGCGCCTACATATGGTCAGGTGGGCACAGTATCGATTGTGACTGACAACCCTTGGGTTACAACGCAACAAAACAATGTTCGGACTATTTCAGTAAAAGTGCAATCAAATGATGCTACAAATACATGGAATTTAACTGCACTTAATTGGCAAGCAACTATTGTTGAGGATGCTTTCTAATGCCATACGCTCTTGACGGTGATCCATCCCCATCTGAGATATCAGAGGCAATTAACTATCTGTTGAGCAACTTTGCAACAGGCATTAATTCCGATGCGGGGACAGGACAGATTACAGGTCCTACAGGTGAGATTCTTGGATATCTATACAAGTACATGGCAGTTAAGTATGCCGACAGTGCGGATGGCTCTTTAAACTTTAGTGACTCACCAACAAACCGTTTGTATTATGGTTTGCGTAATACCAATGATGCCGCAGAGTCAACAAACCCAGTAGACTACATTTGGAATAGAGTTACTTTAGGATTTGGTACTACTAGATTTCTTTGGTACATATCTACTGGTGGCAGACAGATTCAGTTTGCCATTTCCGCCACTGCACCAGATGTTGGTTGGTTGCAAGACAGTGGTGCATCTATTGATTTAGATGTAATTACTTCTGGTAGTTCTCCAGTTCTGACGCAACAATTTGTTCCTTACTTTACACCCGCTGTTTTGCAAGTGCCTCGCTCTGGTAGTCCTTTGGCTCCTAGCTTTACAGGCATTAGGCCAACAATGTACGCATCAAATGGTGTGGGCGTTGTTCCTTTTACTGATGCACAAACAGACTCAAATGTTGCGTTTGTAAACAATTCATGGCGTATTGGTAATTCATCAACAACTGGTTATGGCGATATTTCCTTAACCAACATCACAATTGGCAACCCAACAGATGCGGGTGACTATGCTTTGTGGCCTATACCAACGGCAATGTCATCTAGCCCCGCATTTATTACTGTGCCAGTTAGGTATAAGAATAGCTCAGGCGTGGTGTCTCAAGCGGGCGTGGCAACTGTACAGTTAATCTTTACAGACCCAGGCGCTGCGGGCACGAATGGTCCTAATGTGGACATTTCTGGATACACAACTTTTGTGCAAAATGCGGGTGGTGCTTTTAACCCACCTAATGCAACTTTAAGTGCTGTATACCCCAATGTTACAAGTCCGACATTTAGTTGGTCAATATCTGGTGCAACACCCACAAGCTCTACATCATCATCTGTTGTTGTAACTCCATTGTCCTCTTCTACAAATGTAGTAGTGACATTGACTGTTAATGGCTCTAACTTGCTATCCCCAATTAGCAAGACCATTAATATGCCAGTGTCATATGATGGTGCGCCAGGTGAAGCGGGATCTAATGGTGTGATGTCAGCCTTCCCCACCATCTATCAATGGACAGGCTCTTCTACGCCTCCTGCAAGGCCAACAACCACATCTACCTATACTTGGGGCACTGGAGCGTTTACACCGCCTACAGGATGGTATTCCTCGGCTCCTAGCAATACTGTTGCGGGTAACTTTCTTTGGTCGTTGACATACCCACTGAACGTCACTGCCACAACAGTAACATCTGTTCTTGATTGGACTAATGTTATTAACCCAATTAGGGCAATTGCTTATAACGGTGCAAATGGTGCAAATGGAGATGCGGGTAGTGCGGGAAACCCAGGCGCTGCCACCTATGTCATTACTCGATTTGCCAATGACAGTAGCCCTCCTACCAATGCTGAAACTAATGCAGTAATTGGAAGAAACCCTGTTGCGGGTGACATTGTGACTGTGAGCTACAACAACTATAACAACGCTGTTGTCTACAGATATGTCACTTCATGGGTATTGTTTACGACATACATCACTGGTAGTTTGATTGTTGAGAACACAATTACAGGCTCTAAGATTGTTGGTAGAACCATTACTGGTGACTTAATTGCCGCCAATACTATTACTGCCAATGAGTTAAGCTCAATTACTGTTAGTGCAAGTAAGAATATTAAAGTTGGTACTGCCGCCATTTCTGGCACAACCATGACAGGTTCTGGTGCTATTTTGAATGGCGATGGAACTGCCGCTATTGGTAATTCAACCACAAACATTACTTTTAATGGTAGCCAAATTACCCTTAATGGCAACGTAGTTAATACTTCTAATATTGCCCCCAATGCAATTACTAATCTTGTTTACGCATCAAATCCCGCCATTACAAATATTACAACTAGCGGGATTACTTGGACTAATATTTTAAGTATTGCTTTTACAACAAGTGGTGGTCCAATTTTAATTACAACAAATGGCAACCAAGTCATTGGATATGATTCAACTTATAACGCACAGGTCGCTCCAGTTTTTAGGTTGGTTAGAGGTTCTACTGTATTAGTTTATAAATCTATTCCATTGGGCAGTGGTACGGCAGGTTCTTGTGATGCAAGTATTTCTTATGCGGAAACAATAAGTGCGGGAACTTACAATTATTATTTGCAAGGATTATCAACTTCTTCAACTTTTGACTCTGGTTCGCCACCAGGCGTTCAAATCTCGTTCTTGTCTGCTACGGAGTTAAAACGATGAATTACACAATTTATTCCGTAATAAATGGACAAATTCTTAGGAATCTTGAAACATCTGGCGATATTAATCAACAAATTCAGCCAAATGAAGCATATATCGATGGGATTTTTGTTGGTACTGATTACTACATAGAAAATAATCAGCCACAAGTTATTCCAACAAAGCCTAGTAAATATTCTATTTTTGATTACACTACTAAACAATGGGTTTTGGATGAAAATCAAGCCATTTCAGATGTTTTGCAAAAAAGAAACACTTTGTTGTATGCGTCAGATTGGACTCAGATTCCTAATAATCCTCTAAGTGTTGCTCTTCAAGCGGAATGGGCGACATATAGACAAGAATTAAGAGATATCTCAAAGCAATCAGGCTATCCATACAATGTAATTTGGCCTACTCCACCACAAGGATAAATCATGGGAATGCAATCAGCTTCATTTCAGCAGTCACCAAACCAAGGTGGTGGCAAAGGTATGGGACCTGCTGCGGGATTCCCCGCCCAACAAACCCAACAAATACAAGAAACAGACCAAATTTCAAACGATTCAATGACGGCTCCCGCAGTTATGCCAAGCCGACAACAACCTATGGGTAAGGGCGGCAATAGAAACATAACAATGCCTGGTCAAGGCGGACAACCACGAATGGGTATGCCAAATGCCTATTCAAATACCATTCAACCGTGGGATAATGCAAACATTAAACCTCAGAGTCAATCTGGGAAAGGTAAAGGGTAAATATCATGGGTGGCGGAAAAAGTAGAAGCTCTACAACAGCACAATTAAACCCCGAACAGCAACGGAGTTTGACGGCACAAACTGATGCTTTGATAGGCACGTTTCTTCCTGCTTATCAAAAAACTATTGGAATGGCGGGTAATACATACGGTCAGGTTAATCCTGCAACTACTGCTGCTGCCAACACAGCTTTAGATGTTGGTCAAAGAACTGGCGCTTTACAAGAGGCGGGCGGCTCTGGTGCTTATGTTAGCGGTTTAACAAATCTTCAGAAATTATTTAGCCCTCAGTTTAAAGAAGAGCAAATTAATGCCTCAATGCAACCCGCTCGTGAAGAAATTCGTAACCAACTATCAGGCCAGAATGCCATGTACGGTGGTGCAGGTGGACTTGGTTCTGCCCGACAAGCTTTGGCTGATCGTAATTTGAGTCAGCTTGGTGAACAACGATTAGGTACTGTTGCCGCACAAACTTCTGCTAATGTTGAATCACAGCGCCAAAATGCAGCCAATGCTTTGGTTACAGCAGGTCAAGCGGGTCTTACTGGCGCACAACAAGCGGCAGCAAGTCGTATTGGATACGCTCAAGCACCACAAGACGTATTGGCAAAATATGCTCAAGTTATCTATGGCACACCACAAGCTTCTACCACGCCCAACTTTGGTGGAACTCAAGGCCAAAATACAAGTGGCAAAGGCTTGGGCTTTAAGATTTAAAGGACAAAAATGAAACAGTTTGATTTTGCTAGTCCTTCCCAATTTAGTGATTGGGCGCAGTATGCGGGTTTTAACCGTAATACTGGTGAAGTTGAGGGTAATCAAAATACTCAACAAGCAATAAAACCGCCTGAAAATTTTGGTGACTACATGAATCAAAGAATGGGCTCAGCAGAAGGCATGGCAAATGCTGTTGTCCCCGCCATGGCTCAATTAGGACAAGGTAATGTTATGGGCGCAGTTAATACTGTGCGTCAAGCTAGAAACCGTGCCCAACAAACAACAACATCACCTATACAACAAATTGCGCCAATTTCAGGTTATGACTATACACACGGTATAGAAGAGGAATAAGGATTTAATATGGCTGAAGCTATTGCACCAACACAAGAAAAACAAGCCATTCCTCCATCTTCTGGCGGTGGAATGGTTGAAACTGTTACGCCCGCAGACCCTAATAATACCAACTCTATTGCTCAAGTATCTTTAGATTATCCACCTCGATTTAAAGAAATTGTTAATGATATTCCCAAGGTGGCAGATGCGCCTGAGGCAAGAGTTCGTATTGCTAACAATGTAATTGCTCACAATGAAGATACTAAACTTTATCGTCCAAATCAAACAACACAATGGGATAAAGTTTTAGTAAATCTTTTAAGCCGAAACTATAACGAGGCTTTGAAATGGTACAACGGTGGTGGCGCAAGAGATGTTGCCGCTAAAGATATTAATAACAACTTGTATTACAAAGAAGAAAATGACTTTGGTTTTACAGGTCGTGTTAAAGATGGCATTACTGGTCGTGTATTAAGCCCTAAAGAATACCAAGCATTAAATGCTAATGGCGGAATTTTTACTGATACAGATGTAAAAGACTTAAAAACTTTGCCTTGGCAACAAGCAAAAAGCAATGCCACATTAGCTAATAATGGATTAGTAAGTCAACTTCAAATTGCTACTAACGATGCATACAATGCTGCAACAACAGCGGGCAGTGCTAATAAAAATATTGATGAGCAATTAGAGTTAACAAAGAACTTAAAACCTCTTCTAAATCATATTGCATCTTTGCCATCGGATCAAAGAAAAAGAGTTCTTGGTTATGTAAGCCGCTTGCAACAAATTGGTGCTTCTAAAGGTACTGCTGAAGAGCGTGGCTTAAATGTAAATGCGGGCGGTCAACAAACTGCGGGCGCAAATATATCTGGAAATGTTGGAAGCAACTTATCTGGTTCTGAAGGCGGTATGCCTCCACCTGGATCAAAGCTTGGTATTGGCGGAAGTATTGGTGCCAATACATCTGCTACAACCCAAGCGGGCGCATCTGGAAGACAGGCTGTAAGTGGAACTGCATCTAGCAATGAAATGTTGCAAGAGCAACAAAACCTTGAGAGAGCAATCTTTCAAGAGTTGCAAGGTGCTATTAAAGACCCAGCAGAGTTTCAAAGTTTTATGCGTTTAAATGCATTAAATTCTGCTAACGATTTGGCATACAAAAACATTCCAGAACACGTTAAGCCACCAACATGGAATACGATTCCTGACACAGACCCGTATACTGGTGGTGCTGAAGCAATGATTGCCAATCGAGTTAATCAACAGCGCAACAATGCGCTGATGGCAGCATGGTCAAAAGAATTACTAGCATCACAACGTGCTATGGCTAAAACTGGTCAAAAAATTGATCTTGGAGAACTTGCTGATAATTTTCAAAAGTCAGAAATTTTTCAAGCCATTAATAATACTTTTAAACATAAAATGGATTCTCAATTAACTGGCAGAGCTGTGTTGCCACCAAAAGGTTCTTTAATGGTTAATGGTAGAAATCAAGTGTTTTCTTCACCAGGAAATGAATAATGGCCTACGACACACTTTCTAAAGAAGAAGCTGAAGCATTTCTTTATGGGTCTAAGCCCAAGGCTCCAATGCCTACTCAGCAACCTGTTCAACAAGAATCTGTTGCTCAACAACCAATACCTGTTGAAACATCTCCTCGTAAATCAAGTGGCATTGCTCCTCCCAAAATGGGCAAACCATCTTTAAATAATTTAGATGCACCAAGCTTGGTTGAGCAAGTTGACAAAGCTAACAAACAAATACAAAAAGCAACACCCGCACCTCAAGCACCTTCTGCGCCAGGGACATTAGTCGATCAACTTACAAGTAATTGGTTAATGCCAACATTGGGATTAATTGGTTTGGCGGGCATGGGTGCCGCTGGTTATTACGGATATAAAAAAGGTGCAAACCAAAGCAAAGGTTTAAAAGCTAGAGACATTACTCAACGTATTGAACCAACAATGGAAAATTTGGATGTTTCAAAACCAGCTCCAACTTTTTCTGAAGCACCTATTGAAACTCCTGTTGAAACACCAAAAACAAAATTAGCTATTGAGGCAGAACAAAAGTTTGGTGCGCCATTAGCTGACGTAGAAAATCATTTTGGCGTAAAGATTACTAATCTTAAAGATGCTGAAATTTTAACTAACAATTACAAAAACAGCCTTCCAAAAGGAACTGTGGCAGCCATTCCTAGTGGTCAACAAAACATTCCCACAACTACAAATGGTGCGTTTTCACAGCCATCAGCTTATGGTCAAGCATCAAATATTGCGCCTGAAACTACTAAACAACCTATTGAGCCTACTGTTGAGCCAAAACCTGAACCAACAAAAAGCACTGAAGTTAAAAAACTAATGACAGGTACTGGTAGAGAAGTTGTTGAAGGCCAAGGTCCAGTCAAAAAACATTTTGCCAAAGAATACAAGTCAGCATTAGATGTTCCTAAAGGATATGTTTTTGTACCAAACGCTCAGTATGCTGATGTTATGCGTAATGACCTTGGTCAAGAAACATATACAAAAACATATAAAGGTAAAGAATTTCCATCTACTTATCCTGAAGCCCAAGCACAGGTACAAGAAATTAATCGTGGACTGAATAGACCCACAAGAGCGGAAATGAAAGCGCAAGGAATTGAGCCGCCACCAGTGGCAAAGGGAATCTTTAAATATGTTGGTGACAAAAAATTAGTTAAAGTTGCTGGTACTGCGGGCGCTTTGGTTGCCATCTCAGATATTGCAAATGCCGCTGAACGTGGTAACTTTGGTGAAACTGCTTTTCGAAGTGCTGATTTTGCAACAGACTTTTTGCCTTTGATTGCTCAAATAAAACAAGGATTGTCTCCTAATGAGGCTGGCGCACCTACTCTTGGTCCAAAACAATTAAAAGCTTTTGAAGAGGCTAAAAAGCTTGGTAGTCCTTATCGTTCTGTTCCTCCGAGGTAAATATGGCTGATATATCACATGAACAAATATACGAGCGACTTGTCAAAGTAGAAGAGAAAGTTGATCGTATTGATAACAACACCAAAGGTTTGGTGGAAGCTGTCAATGCGGCTCAAGGTGCTATTAAGGTGTTGGGGTGGATTGCCTCTATTGCCAAGCCTATTCTTTGGGTAGGCGGGTTAATTATGGCGGCTGGCGCTGTTTGGCAAACTTTTATTAAAAAATAACTGATTGGGTGCATTATGAAAAATGGTTTGTATGCAAATATTCACGCTAAACAAGAACGCATCAAAAAAGGTTCAGGCGAGAAGATGAATAAGCCTGGCACTAAGAACGCACCTTCTAAGCAAGACTTTGTTAAGTCTGCCAAAACTGCAAAGAAGCCTAAGAAATGAAGTCCGCTGCATGGCAACGATCTGAGGGCAAGAACCCTAAAGGTGGCCTCAATGCTAAAGGCAGAGCCAGTGCTAAAGCTGAAGGCATGAACTTAAAAGCGCCAGTTAAGTCTGGTGACAATCCTAGACGGGCTAGTTTCTTGGCTAGGATGGGCAACATGGCGGGTCCTGAGTACAAGGATGGCAAGCCTACTAGATTGTTGTTGTCTCTCAAAGCTTGGGGCGCATCATCTAAAGCAGATGCAAAAGCTAAAGCTAAGAATATTTCAGCAAGAAATAAGAAGTAACAATGTTAGTCAGGAATGAAATGGCTTATTTTATTATTTCTCTTTTTTGTTTTCTGGGTAAGTGCCAAAGCACCTTGCACAATTTCAGACTTTTACGGAATGAGTTGGTTGGGAAACCCATCGGAGAGGCATCAGCGTTTGTCAGAATGGCTCACCACAAATGGTGACAATTGTTCTGCTGAACAACTGGTATTGATTTGGAACAACCTTGCGGTGTGGGCGGGTGCAGCGGATAGTGCGGAGTTAAGGCAAAAGATTCTTTACTATTACGCAAGAGCGGCTGAAAGGGAAAAGAAGTGAAAGTCAGCTTTGATAAATGGTATCCCGTAGTTCAGCCCCAAGCTATGGTGCAACAGGAAGCATTTATTAAGCGTGTGGAAAAGTTGAATGCTGAACGGGCAAATCAAGTTCAAGTTGATAAGCAGGTAGAGAAGTTTCACCAGTACGAGTATGAGATATACAACTATCGGATGAGGCAGATAACTTTGAACATTGAGATTGCAAATCTTAAACGTGACATTGATAAATTTGTGTGAGGTTTATATGAGCGATCTAAGAGAGAAACTTACCTTTTCTGTGACCTTAATGGTTACTGCGACACTTTGCCTTGTTATGCTTGGCATTATCTTTGCCTTGTTGATGGGCTTGTATTCTGCTGACGTGGACAACTCGGAAGTTTTTAAAGAGATTACGCCCGTACTTCAGACAATTACTGGGGGTTTCATAGGTCTATTGGCGGGTATTAAACTTTCACAAACTTTTGATAAAACGGAATAATAATATGATCGGATTAGATTCACTTTTAAACATTGGCGGAAAGCTCATTGACAAGCTTATTCCTGATCCAGAGCAAAAGGCCAAAGCTCAATTAGAGCTAACTAAGTTGGCTCAAGATGGTGAGTTGGCTAAGATGGCTAACGAAACCGAGTTATACAAGACTGAGCAAAACAACCTCACACAGCGTGTTCAAGCGGATATGGCATCTGACTCTTGGCTGTCCAAGAATATTCGCCCTATGACCCTTATATTCCTTTTAATTGCCTATTCAGGCTTTGCTATTGCCTCGATCTTTGAATATGAGACTCGTGGCGCTTATGTCGAGCTGCTTGGTCAATGGGGAATGCTTGTAATGTCGTTCTACTTTGGTGGCAGAACACTTGAGAAAATAACCGATAGGGTGAAAAAGTGAAGTTAACTGAACATTTTTCTTTAGAAGAACTGACCCATACCGACCATCGTGAATATGATAATACGCCAAATGATGCAGAACTCGAAAACCTCAAACGCCTTGCCGAGTTCCTTGAGGAGGTCAAACAGACCTTGGGCGGACGACCAATTATGGTTAACTCAGCTTTTCGCAGTAAGCAAGTCAATGATGCTGTGGGCTCTAAAGATAGCAGCCAGCATCGCATTGGTTGTGCTGTGGACATCCGAGTTCCTGAATTAACACCTGACCAAGTAGTTAAGTCAGTTATTGCATCTAGCCTCAAATATGACCAGGTCATAAGAGAGTTCGACAGGTGGACCCATCTGAGTATTCCCAACACTGTTGATGCAAAACCACGAAAGCAAGCGCTAATTATCGATAAATCAGGCACTAGACCATACATTTAATAAAGTTGACATAAACAAACTCTAATGTCTCGCCTATGCCCAATGTCCCATCAACTGAAGACGCTAAATACTTTGCGCTATGCGTGAAGAAATGGCAAGAAGTATTGAATCTTGGGGATTGGAGAATTGAGAAAGGTTTAAAGCCCGCCAAGCAAGCAATGGCCTCTGTAGAGTTTAACGAGGGGGCTAGGCTTGCAGTGTATAGACTTGGAGACTTTGGTGCTGAACAGATAAACCAAAAGTCTCTTAATGGCACAGCATTGCATGAATTGCTTCATGTTTTACTGCACGATCTTTTAGCTGCGGCTCAAGACCCTAAATCATCTCAGGATGATATAGACAAGCAAGAGCATAGAGTGATTAACTTACTTGAGCGTTTGCTCTTAAAGGATTCAGATGGGCTCTCATAACCAAACTTGTACAGATGACGAGTTTATCGCTTTGTGGGAAGAGCATCAGTCTGCTACAAAAGTAGCAAGGGCATTAGGTATTGCTACTCGTAATGCATATAACAGAAGACGCAACATAGAATTAGAATACAACATCAAGCTATTTAGTGCTGACCCTAGGGGGTATATGCACGATACTCGACAAGCTTCCTACTCTCCACTAAGACAGATAGACCTTGGCATTATTGATGGCACTGTGATTGTGTTCTCAGATGCACACTTCATTCCCTCAGAGCGTTCTACGGCCTTTAAAGGGCTTTTATACATGATAGAAGCTCTCAAACCAGTAGCAGTAATAGCTAACGGTGATTCTTTTGATGGAGCATCCATAAGCCGCCACGATCCAACTGACCAACCAGCTACAACTGTCATTCAGGAATTAAAAGCTTGTCAAGGTGCATTGGGTGAGATTGAAGAGCGTGCCAAAGCAGAACGCCACAATGTGCGTTTGATCCACACATGGGGCAATCACGATGCAAGATTTGCTAATCGCCTTGCACAACACGCACCGCAGTACAAAGACGTTCTAGGCTTCAAGATTACTGACCATATCCCTGATTGGGAGTTTTGTTGGGCTTGTTGGCCTACATCAAAAGTGATTGTCAAGCACCGATATAAGGGTGGAATTCATGCCACTCACAATAATGCGGTTTCAAGCGGGGTTTCTATGGTGACAGGACACCTTCATAGTTTAAAAACTACCCCCTACAATGATTATAATGGCGTGAGATATGGCGTGGACACAGGAACATTGGCAGAACCAGATGGTCCTCAGTTTACATATGCTGAATTAAACCCCTCAAATCACAGGTCAGGCTTTGCAGTTCTGACCTTTTTTAATGGTGAATTGCTTTGGCCTGAATTAGTCCATTCTTTTAATGAAGGGCACATTCAGTTTAGGGGTGAAGTCATTGACGTAAGTGATTTTTAGCCCTCATCAGAACAAATAACATCAAAATCACATGAGCGCCTGGTTAATTATCCTTACAGGGGCAATTTATGCCTACATTGCTGCCGAACAACTGTATCGTGGCAATCCATCTATGGCGGTGGTATATGGCGGGTATGCGTTTAGTAATGTGGGGCTTTACTTGTTAGCAAAGTAAGCCCCTTGGGTTTTATCAACCTACGATTTCTTCTTCTTCGGTATCTTCTTCGTCTTCAAGAACAAGCTCGTCAACAGCTTCATAGTCAGCCTCCCATCCATTCTCTTCTTGGAATTCAATAAATTCCTGAACGATCTGTAACTTTTCAAAGTCATGTGAATGAATAGTAATTTTTTCTTCGCCAATCCAACCGATGTTAATTTCTAATGTGTACACAGTTTTCTCCTTACGCAACCAATTGTTGCAACTAAATACTAGGATAAATTTATGTCAAAAACAAGACTACTGTTCTTTTTTGAATACGCCATTGGGCAATAATGTACCTTGACGATTTTTAATTTGGTCATATGCAATTTCCATGCAATCAACCAAATTAATATCTTGGATGGCGCAATAGTTAATCAGGCAAACCATTACATCACCCACAGCGTCAACAATATCTTCCTTGTCGTGCTTAATGGTGGCATCTGCTAACTCGCCAATCTCTGATACTGCTTTGAGTAATTGAGATTCAGGATTACTATTTTGAATAATCTTGCGAGCTTCCGCCCACTGAATAATTTTCATTTCAATTGCTGCATATGACATTGCTATTCCTCTAAAAATGGGTCACCAAAATTGGACATAATTCCTGTTTTTGTATTTAGTAAATGATTACCTTGTTTAATAATCAATTCACCATCGGGGGCTATGTAATTATCTCCTACTTTGGTAAATACACGCCCATCTTGTGTTATTCGCATTGTTGAAGTTTCTGTATAAACCTCGCCTGAGAAAATATCAAAGATTGATCTCATACTGCCCTCCAAACAATTACTGCCCTGTTGCTATCGTTGAACACTCTGGTTCCTGAGTCAACAATGTATCCCTTTTGAACTAGCGTGGCTCGCCTTGATCGGTAGGTGGATTTTGTTGTTTGGAAAAATTCATTCATTTCGTCATCGGTAAACCCTTGTTCACCCCGATACTTTGCATATGCATAAACTTGCCCTTGAATGATTGGCAAGTTAAGACTGATACTTTCAATAGCCTGTACTGAAGTCTCTGGGTCTTTTCTGCGGAAAAATTTAAATATATCCATCATTAACTCCTATTGGTTAGGGCTACTAACTGTTTAAGCGTTCGCCCTGTAAACATTAAAAGGGGATGTCGTCCGCCATGTCATCAAAGCCAGTGGCCTTGGAACGGTCAGATGGTTTTGCTTGTTCAGCATCTTTGGGTGAAAGAGCGAGGCCCATAAATTTGCCGCCCTTGCCTTCTTTAATCCATGCTGAGAGCCAATAATCTTGGCCTCCAACAATCAGACTGCCTTTGTAGTCAGGGTGCTTCTCTGACTCTTTTCGGTCGTTCTTAAAAAGAACACCAGTGTTATCACGCTTTTCCATTAAATTTCCTTCAAAGCTTGCGCTTGTTTCTTTATTGACGATCTAGCTTTTGAGTCCAGTAAGGACCACAAGAGCGTTTTTTCTTCTGCATCGGTAATGCCAGAAGCCTCTTCATATGCACCGACATGGTCATCGGCATCCATACGATCTTTGATTGCAATTGCCACATCATGGACAATGCTTTCTCTTTGTTTGTTTACAACAGCACCATCTACTGGCCTGTGCTTGGGCTTGTCGCTGCCAGTGGTGGCATCTAGTACGTCATGCTCAACAATTTCCATTGCCGATACCCAAAGATATCTACGCTGATATGTCTCAACAGCACCGATGTTTTGAACCTCGTGGCAACCTTTAAGTGCGGCAGACCCCATAGGGCTTGTCAAAACGATCTGAGAGAGGTCATCCATGTCTGTGATGGTCAGAGTAGCAATATCTGCGGTAAAGCTCACCACGCCACACAATCCAACTCTGTCAAAAATGCTTTGAATTGTTGGCAAGAAGTCACCGAGTTCAAAGTATTGATATCCCGCAAACTTATTGTGTCCAGATTTGTTCAGCTTAGTGCCTTGCAAATTGATCCTGGCTTCCATTAACTTTCTATAAACTTTCATATTCACACCTTGTGGTTATTAAATGCATTGTCGTATTCTTCCTTAATGATTTCCATTTGAGTGTTGTCATCAAGGTCTTCAAAATTTACCCAATCTGCTTCGTTGCAGCACACAAGCCTATGCGACTTGGGTGTCACGCAATATGGGCAGTATTTCTCTTGAGCGTACTGCTCTTTGTATTCAAGTATGTAGTTTTTCACAAGTTCACCCTGTCGATTAATTAGATTTTGCAACATCAAGTTTTTCAACCTTCTTAGCCAACAACCAATTGTCGCCAAGGTAACGCACGGAACGAATCCATTGACGTTGATAAGAGCGAATGGTTTGTGGGGATGCGTCATATGTTTGGAACAACTGACGGACATATTTGAGTTTGATAGTATTCATTGCTTTTCCTTAGTGAAATGATTCAAATGCCATTTGGTTAACTACATCGCCATGAGACTCGGTAAGCTCATTTAGCTCATCATCTGTGAGCCTCGTACCGTCCTCATAGCAAGCGTAACTAAAATACGCATCGCAGAAATCGGGAAAATCCCTACTATCTGCACCATCTACTTCTAGATCAACAACTCTTTTACCTTTGAAAATTATCATAGTGACTCCTGTTAAAGAGCCTCTAATATGCCACGGTTTTTTAACTATTTATATTAGGACAAACCCTAATAGACAACAATTATTTCCATGCTAGGCTTGCGGGATGAACATCGAACAAATTGAACAAACCTGTGCTGAAACATTGCTTGCGTATGCTATAACAATGGCTGAAGCTTACACAAACGAGCCTGAAGACCTCAGTGCCTCTGTGATAGCATTGCTTGTCAGAGCGTTAGAAATTCATACTGACAAACCTATAACCATTCAAAATCTCCACAAATGACACAAGCACAAGTAATACAAGTATTACAAAACGGACCACTTACATCGAGACAAATTGCAGAGCAAACAGGCATGAACAAAGACACTGTTTTGTCTACTGCGAAGAAGCTTAGATATCAAGGCAAATTGACTACAGAGCAAGTTAAAGACGGCAACAAATGGGTTGCCAAATACACTCTGGCAGATCACATGATTAAAGAACCCAAAGAAGAGAAGCCTTGGGACAAAAACAATCCCTTTGATTGGCGTAATGCCAAGGGTATTTTTACGCCCACTGAGTACAGAACAATGAAGGCGCAAGCTAACCAGTTATTTAGGGGCAATCCATACTTTACTGGCGGTATTACAAGTAATCAAAGTATCTGATACACTGTTTTGAAACACGGCTAAATAGGGGGTAGCTACCCTATTGAAAAGAGTACCTCCCTCCTGCCGCAGTTTCTTTCTGGAGGTTTGCGAGGATGCTATATGCATTATTTTCAGTTCAATATTTCCGACTACAGGTCGGCTACAGTTCATTTAACCAATGAAGAGGATTTGGCTTATCGTAGGCTTTTAGATATGTACTACGACATGGAGTCTAAGATCCCATTGGATACCCAGTGGGTTGCCAGGCGCATACGAATGGATTCATCTGTAGTTAATGATGTACTTAATGATATGTTTGAGAAACACGAAGATGGTTGGTTTCATGCTCGTTGTCAGTTAACCATTGAACAGTATCACGCTATGGCAGAAAAAAATAGAGCCAATGGAAAGCTTGGTGGACGTAGAAAGAACCCAGTGGGTTCCGACTCGCAACCCATCGCTAAGGCAACTATAAACCAAGAACTAATAACTACTAACCATAAACCAAAAGAGAAGAGAACACTCGGCACACGCCTCGCCAATGATTTATTTTTTCCAAAAGATTGGTGTGATTTTCTTGTTGAGCAGAGGCCAGAGCTAAATGCTCAAAAAACCTTTGACCAATTCAAAGATTATTGGGTTGCCCAGCCTGGTCAAAAAGGGGTCAAGCTTGATTGGTTTGCAACATGGCGTAATTGGGTGAGAAATACAAACGCACCTAAGCAAAATCCTGCTGACATTGTTAGGCTTACAGTGCCATCCAAAAATGAGCCAGATGCCGCATTAGAGAAGATTAAAGCTGATGATAAAAAAGCAGTGCCAATTCCGCTTGATGTGTTGGCTAAGATGGCAGAGCTGCGGAGGAAGGCATGAGCCATGAAACAGCGATAAAAATCCTTGATAAGGTGCGAGAAGGTGTGCCTTATCCTTTGTACATAATCAACAAAGCATTGGAGTTAACTGGTGACTTACAGCAGAAAAACGATTGAAGACCCAAGTGATAGGGCAATCCTTGAGCAATCAGAGGCCAGGGAAATATTCCGCACTTGGCAAACAAACCAAGACAGAGATTTTGTGCGTGGGCGGCTAGAGCGGTCCGAGCGAATCTATGGAAAAGGTTCTAAAGACAGAATCCGCAATTACATGAACAACATGAAAGATGGGTTAATTTTATGAGGCGAGCCGCTAGAGTTGATGCAAATCAAGAGCAAATAGTTTCCGCCTTGCGAGCCGCTGGCGCTTATGTTTGGATTATTGGACTACCCGTGGACTTGCTTGTTGGCTACAACAATCATACGTTTCTGGTGGAGATCAAAACAGACTCTAAAAAGCGTTTAACGGCCTTACAAGCCGACTTTTTTGAAAATTGGATAGGTGGTACTCTATGCAGAATTGACAGCCCAGAGGCGGCTTTACGCATGATTGCAACAATTAAGCAAAACTAAGGGTTTGTCCCTATACAATTAATCAAGAATTCAAGTTACAGTTTAGTTGTCAATAATTTTTAAGGGGAAAGCAATGACATACGGACACACACACGACATTCACATGACTACAGGGGAAGGTGATGTAGACATCATTGTTTCTTTGAGTTACGACATAGATGAATGTGGCACTTACCATGAAAACATTGAGAAAATTACTTGCAGCGGCATGGACATTACAGGTATTTTTTGTGATGAACAATGGCAAGATATAGAGATTAAAGCAGTTAAATTGCTTGCTGAATATTACGAAAAGCCAATGGATTATGAGCCCTGACCAACTCAGATGCCAGCCACTAAAGCCTGATACAAAGTGCATGAATTGTAAAAGGCGGTTGGTTGAATCTCTTATGCACGTTAATGCTAAAAACAGCACTGACAAAGCTTGCATTTACATACCGATCTCACTGCAAGAATAATTATGGCTTGGCCTTTCCCACCATTTCCAAACCCAAAAGACAAGGGCAGCCGAGTGCCCAAGTTCAACCCTGAGAATGAAGAGGACGCACCGCTATGACTGATTGGACCAACGAAGAAGAGGAAGCATTTAACGATGTTGAAAAGCAAAGCAATCTTGGCAAACAGATTTTGAGAGCGCAAGGCCAACCCTATCACTGGACGGCAGAGGCTACAAAAGCCGCAGTGCAGATTGAGCGAGAAGAGTGTGCAAGAATTGTTGACCAAAATATTGGGTTTGATAATTATTTATCGGAACTAATTCGGGCAAGGAATAACCAGTGAGTATGTTTGACGACATTCCCGAATGGAGGCTTGAGCAAATCTATGCAGATATGGTCAAGAAAAGGCGGGATGCACAGTCAAAAAAACTAGGGCGTGAATTATTAACATGGGGGGGTAAAAGAAATGGTGCGGGGAGGCCAAAAGAACGCACGACCACCAAAGAGTTTGGATTTGATTTAACTGAATTACAAAAGAAAATACTGTCTGAAATGGGGGAGGGGTCCATTCATGCGGGTATTCAAAAGTTAATCAATGACAATATGTAATGCATTTATGGTTTAATATGGCAGATATTCTAGGGGCTCAATATGGACAATGAAGTAGGCGAATTGATTTTGACCTTGTTGCATTCAGCAACAAATACTCACATTCTGCACTGGCAGACAAATTCTTATGCACAGCACAAAGCCCTTGGCACGTTCTATGATGAGCTTCCAGAGCGTGTAGATAGCCTTGTTGAGGCAATTCAAGGCAAGTATGAAATAACCCTTGAATATCCCGCCACTTACCATGTACCCGCTGCCAATGGCAAAGAAGAGCTTCAAGACCTTTCTGATTATTTCCAAGAAAAAAGGCAATTTTTGCCGCAAGATTCTGAAATACAGAACATTGCAGATGAAATTCAGCAGTTAATTGATTCGACACTTTATCTCCTACGTTTTCCTTGATCTGGCCTCTAAAAAAAACAGGGGCTTAGATTTTTTATGGGGGGGGGTCCTTCTTATGGGGGCCTCTCCCTTATTTTTATAAAAATTATCGATATAAGGGTTTACCCTTATTAGGGTTTACCCTATTAGTAGAAACCCTATTAGGGTTTACCTTAGTTCTCATGTGTTTTTATACAGTAATACTGCGTTTTTTTACAGTGGTTTTTATGCAACAAAAATATTAAAGCGCACACAGCACCACAGGCACACAGCGCACCCACAGCTTACACACAGCGACACCCACAGCAAATCCTATGGGCACCCACAAGGCAAAAACGGGCACAGTGACACCACAGCACCTACAGATCAAAAAAAAGCCCGTATAGAACGGGCTTAATCGGTTTAATTAATCAATGCAGCGCATATGACACCACAGCGCTTGTCCAGCACATTCTACAATCCCTACATTCACCGTCTTGTGAGGGTGCTTTGCACACATTCCCTATAGGTTTATCTGTATGCACATTAGACGCAGTGACACCAGGAACATTTTGAAGCGATAAAGGCACATTCACGGGCTTGTCTGGATACATGGCAGACAAGCGCACAATTAAATTTTTTGGAATGCTATTCTTTCCATGCTTTGCAATAAATTCTTTGATGATTCCATATTCTCTAGTCGGCAGCCAATGGCTTGTGTCTGGTGTTGCAATACACACAGCGACAATTTTTTCAAAATGCTCTAAGCTTTGCAAATCTCCGCTATCGTGCCAGCGAAAAAATGCATCTTTGCCAATATGAGACACCATACCAGACACCCAAAACTCACCTTGTATGCTATCAAGACGGGCAAATTGTGCGGGCTTAATATTATTTGCATACATTTTATAAAAACCCTTATCTGCGTAGCACATAGAGCATATTGATCCCTTAATCTGCGCCATATTAAAACCCGTTTTACAAGCTTCTGTGGGCAGAGAATAACTTTTACAAGGCATTTTGCTTGTGCTTGTAAGGGATCCGCACACAGTGGCAGCTTGTGCCCTAGACATCGAAACAATTGGAATGATTTTCATATTAACACCTATTAAAAATTGATTTTGGGTGCAAAGCGCACCCCATAGACACCAGATATCTAGTGTCTACAGGCTAAGTTTTACTGTGTGCGAATAGTGAGCTTGTCTAGTGCTTGCATTGGGTGATCAAATGCAATATCCAGAGCATTGGGTGTAGGTTTTTCCTGCATCAATATCTTTTTAAGATATGGCACAGCATATCCAGTTAAATTAGACAATTCTTTCAATGTCATATTTAAGTTATTGTCATATATTCTGCAGATATCATCATCGGATAAGCCTTGAATTGATCGTTTTAATGTATATGCCATTTTTAACCCCTATATGTAAAAAAGAATGCAAGCATTAGGCCGATTGCCACAGCTGCCAGAATGTCCAAAATTGTGTCTTTATCCATTGTGGGCACCTTAAATCTTTGAAGGCTTAATAGTCAATGTTGCAGCGCTTGTGTTTGTGTGCGCTGTGATTAACTGATATGAGGGATTGAAATGCTCTGCCACAGCTTTCCAATCGGTTATTGTGCGCCCTGCGCTTTCGTACACTGTGGCCCGATAAGACAAGCCTTCGTGCTTTCCTGCACCCTGTGCCTTAATTGCACTTTTTAGCATCTCTAAGGTGCCTTGTAAGCCCTTGATCTGTGCATCTAATGCGCCATATTGATCCACCAGGGCTTGCATTGTCGGATCTGTGGCAGCGGGTGCAAATGGTGCGATAGCTGCAGCGATTAAAGAATTAACGTGAGAATTTGACATGATGTAACACCTATTAAAAGTTGATTGAATTGAGAGCTTTTTTTGATGCTCTCACATATATAGCATAATAGAATCGTGCCAGCTCTCGTAAGTTGTTGATTTATATAGCCCCTCCAAATCCCTAATAGGGTTTACCCTTAGAACTAGAGTATTCATATTAGCGTTAGTCAATGCTAACAACTTGGATTGACGTATATTCAAGTTAAACAATCAATCTAGGCATAAAACATGCCAGTTTTGGCCACATTACACATTAGTTAACAACATTACATTATTGTAATTGTCTAATGTTTATCAGGCTTGCAAGGCCATTCGGTGGGTTGGTCAGTCAGTATTTAAACGGATTAGTCAGTGGGCCCCTATATCAGTCACAATCTAGCCCCTTTAGTCACAATGTAAACGTTGCAGTCACGCAACACTTCCACCCCCTACCATCTTTGCCGTGCGCCAGTGAATAAGGGGAGGGGGGTAGGACTGGAAAGGATTGGAAAGAGGGAGGCCCACTCACCCATTCCCAAAATTTTCCATAAACTTTTTCCTGTTGTAACAAAACAACATAGACTGATTGGTGATTGCTAGGATGGGAGATGGTGGTTGTGTGAAGAACTGTGGACGAACTATGGCATCCACTGTTTTTTCTTCGTAAAGAAAGTAGCACCTTGTTTATCTAACCTGACCTTGTTAGGCTCCACTTGTATGTTCCCGTTCGTTGCCTACTAGAGAGACCAATGGACTCGGTACGTTTATCTGGGTTGGTAAGCTACTCTGCCTTCCCAAGGGCTGGATGATGGCCCCGTATCTATTCTATTAGGGTTTTTACTTATTGACAGACAATAAGATGTGTAATTGCTGTGGATATTTATGTATAAGTATCCCTGTATAAAAATTTTTACTCAAAACTTTTCTGGGTGTATATAATTATTTTGTTGGAATGTTAAGCTCGCTTTCAAGGATGTCGATGCAAGATTTTTTCGAGCTTTCCATCTTGCCTTGCCAAAGACCAAATTGAGTTCCAACAACTTAATAGCATAGGAATAGCATGGAATGGACATTAGCACACCCACTGCATGATGTGGAAGATATTGTGGACATGGCAGACTCAGTCTTTGGTACTGAAGCTGATGGCATATTGACCAGGGACAAAGCCGTGTTCCGCAAGAATGTCACCATCGCCACAACCACTCAACTGTTTGACAAGAGCCGTGAGTTTATTGCCGTGTGCCGTAAGGATGATGCGCTGCTAGGCTACTGTTGGTTTGATCGTGGTGGATATACCACCTATGCCAATGAAGAAATAAGCAACGCTAAATTCCACCATGTTGACCTGACATTGAGTCCACGCTTGCGGATAAAGCTGATTAATGAGATGATTGACCAACATATACTGTGGGCACATACTTGGCATATACCAGTGGTATGTTCCACCTCCATTCGTGCCGAGCATAATGGTTTTATGAGAATCCACCAGAAACGTGGGTTCATTGTTAATGGATCGTATGCTTGGATAAGAACTGAAAAAGGTATGGAATGTTTAAAGAAATAAGACCCGAAGGTTCAATGGTTAGCTCTGAAGCTATCAGGCAGAAAGCACGGGATTATGCAAAAGCTAAAAGGGCTGAGAAAAAAGCCATGAAACTTGCCACAGGTAAAATTGATCCTAAGAATGCCATCAAAATTAATGAGGTCGTTGATGACTTTGACGCTGACGCATTCCACCCCAGATCACAAAACCCCAAACCTAATGTAGGGGGTCGTCCTAAATCCATTGTTAACAAAGTTACCGAGTATGGTGCTTTATTTAATTCAATGAATGAACAATCCATTAATAAAGGCATGGGTGAATTAACCACGGCTATGGAAACATTAATTATGGCGATGCAACCTGAAAGCGGATTAGATATTAAAGAACGAGCTAAAATAGCTGAAAAAATTGCTTCTTATGAGTCTTCTCGTGCGCCTATAATATCTATTGAACACGTTCAAAACATAAATAGGGAAGATGAAGGGGATGCTGAAGAAGCATTAAATGAATTTATTGATTCACTGAGAAAGGTGTAATATATGCCATTGAAAAAGTCAAAAAGTCCCAAAGCTTTTTCCTCTAATGTCAAAACTGAAATGAAGGCGGGTAAGCCTCAGAAACAGGCCGTGGCAATAGCGTATCAAATGAAACGGGATGCCGAACACAAACGTAAAGGTTCAAAATGAGTGGATACACATCTGGCAACAATGCCCCAACACTGATGGCCCAAGCTCCTAATCGCAAAGGCAATCAATCTAAAAACGTACCAGGCATGGCTGGCCCCTTGGGTGTAACAGCCGTTACAAGCGGCAGCGGTGGCGTTAAGCAACCATCTGGCAATCAAGGCGCTTCTTCTACTGGTGGCTCTGTTACTTCAGGCCGTGGTCAAAAAGTTATGGTCAAAACTAATTGCGACTATGATGGCAAAGCCCATAATACTGGTTACATGAATTCAGACCGCACCAACTATTTAAAGTGAGATTAATATGTCCTACGGTAAAGTAATTAATGGTGGCGCACAAATGCGTAAGGGTGTCTCTAAAGGCATCAATGATAAACTATCCTCACGCTCTTCTGAAGATGACCGTAGGGCAGTAGTGGCTGGCGCTGTTAACAATGCGTATAAAGTAAATACCATTTCCTCACAGCACACCAACAACACAAAAGGTGGAAGTTTCACCAAACCTAGCAACCGCAGTAAAGACATCCCCATTTAAGGAATAACATGGCAACGTATGATATTGAATCGCTCAAGGTAGACTTACCAACAGCAAAAGAATTGGCTCAGTTTGTTTATGACAAGGTAAATGTTTCATTGGATCTTCTTGGTAAAAACAAAGAAGAACAATACGCAGTTGCTAAAAATGCTCTTGAAGGTAAAAAAATTCCTTCAGAATATTTAACTGAAGAAAACCCTTATGTGGACAAAAAGGATCAAATACCTTGCGACCCCGTAAGAAAACTTCCTAAGCGTGACATTGATTTGCCCGATGAAGATTCATTGGTGCATTTTTTTGGTGCTACCAATATGCCGCACCCACTTGATCCGCAATCGGATAAAAAGGTTCACATTAATTTTAAAAAATACAATAACGGGGTTATTACTTATCAAATCATGGGGCCATTGGAACAAATTCCTGTTGGCACTAAAGTTAATAAGTATGGTCAAACAACTCCTGAGAAATATACATGGCTTGATCCCCGCACAGCAGAATTGGTAATGCGTAGAGCTGATGGCACTTTGACTGAAAAAGGCCGTGGTTTATACACATTCTTGGTTGGCGAAAAAGGCGGTGGAGTTTGGTCTTTAATTGACAGAGACATTATTAGCATTTCTGCAAAAAATATTGCTGATCCGTGGGCGTAATGGAAGATCCATCAACAATCTTTCAAAGTAAACTGTCATCTCAAGCTGAAGTTTGTGCCCGTAAAACATTGGAGTGGTTGCAGAAAGACCTACAAGGATCACAGAAACTTGAGCCAGATGAGGTTTACTATCTTGCTTATGCCGCTACCATCTTGTTAACCATACGAGACAGCTATGGCAAAAAGTGAAGCCAGTGACTATATTCAGCCCATATACAAAGACAGGGCAATTAAGCACTTGGTAAAGTTGGCGGGTGGAAAAGATTATGTTAAAACTTTAAATGCTGAACAACTAAAAGCAATGAAAGTTGCAAGGGACAAGATTGCCCATGAGATGCAATTTAATTCCTTGAAATGGTTTAAGCCATTTAAATATCAACAAAAATTCTTTGATTTGGGCGCACAGTATTCCCGTAGAGGAATGATTGCTGCCAACCGAGCTGGCAAGACAATTGCTTCTACCTATGAAACCGCTTATCACTTGACGGGCAGATATCCTAAGAATTGGAAAGGCAGTAGGTGGGACAAACCTATTATTGCCATGTGTTCTGGTGAATCATGGGAACAGGTTGCCAAGACTTTGCAATCCAAATTGTTGGGATGTGATGATATTAAGCAAATCTATAAGTTGGGTACTGGCTCTATTCCAAGGGAATGCATTGATGAAAAATCAATCCGAACAGATGGAGCAAACGTCCTTGCCATTGAAGTCTGGCATGAATGTGGAGGAAAGTCTAAGCTCTATTTTTCCAACTACACCCAACAAGTTAGACACCTCCAAGGTTTTGAGTTGGACCTCGTGGTTCTTGATGAGCAGCCACCAGATGAGACTTTCTCAGAACTTGTTGTTCGTACAGCGTCCAGAAACGGGCAAGTTATCTGCTCGTTTACTCCGCTTAAAGGTATGTCAGGACTTGTCCGAAAGTTCTGGGACAACATTGACGGTTACTGCCATGTCAGAGTTACATGGGACGATATCCCCTATGTAAATGAATGGGGTGAGGCATTTTTCTCTAAGAAAGAACGAGAACAATTAAGCCGAGACTTTATGCCTTGGGAAAGAGAATGCCGTATGAATGGTATTCCTTTGGTTGGCAAAGGCGTGGTGTTTCCATTGCTTGAATGGCCTACTTATAAGACTGAAGATATTGACCTAAAAAACAATGAAAAACTAGAACGGTTAATTAGTTTTGACTTGGGAATTAAAAATGACCCAACGGTCATTAGTTTCTTTTTCAGAAATGCCGTAGAAGATATAATTTATTTGCATAAACAAATTACAATTCCTAGCGGTGAAACTCCAGATGAATACGTTCATTATTTGTTAGACAGAGAATCTAGGGATGTCCCTATTGCTTTGCCTCACGATGCGGGATTGGCGGGTCGATACACGCTCACCGAACAGTCAGTAAGGGAAGTATTTGAAGATTCTTATGGATTAAACTGTATTGCGGGTGCTATATTGAACCCGCCAAACGATCAAGGTAAAGTAACTAACCACAAAGCTTACGGAATCAATATAATGCGAATGGGCATGGAACGTAAAACTTTTATGATTAATGAATCATGTAAGGCATTTCTTGATGAAGCTAGGAATTATGCTATTGATGATGCAGGGAAATTTTCTGATCCAGACGACCATATTGATTCTGCTCGTATTGGAATTTTGGCTTTGATTCAAGGCCACGGTGAATCTGTAGTAAGTAGGGCAAACAACTTTAGTTTTAGGCGCATTGAAATGCCCGAAGGTAAAGTCCAAAGGATATAAAAATGCTAGATAAACAAAACGTTATTGTAGAAAATCTTGCAAGTTCATCTGGCAATCGTGGCCTTACCGAACAGGTGTGCCATGAAGTGTATGTCAAAATGGTAGATTACTTGAGACTTACACAGTCCAAGAATACATACAATCGTTTTACAGATTACCATTATCTGAACATTCCAGTATCAAATTCCACAGAACCAATTCGTGGTATTGATTACATTCAGCCTATTGTTGCGCCTGGCATTGATTATGCTACTGCCGTTATTACCAAGTGCCTGATGCCAAACGGTAAAGTTAATTTTGAGTTTGAGCGGTTCAGTGAGATGGATGGCGACCAAGCCCGCCAAGCCACTGAAATGGTTAAATACATGATTAACAGTAAGAATGATTCTTACCAAGTTATTCGTGATTGGGCGCAAGATTCTTTGTTGCACAAAAACGGAATTGTAATGGTTTCGCCCGTGCGTAGCCCTATTACCCAATATAAAGAAGTAGAAGGAACTAGGGATCAATTGCGTGTATTTGAAACCTTGGCGGGTGAAAAAGGATTAACTGCCAAGCGTCAAGATATGCGTAAGATTGACGTTGATTTGCAAGGTGCTATGCAAGAAGCTATGGCTTCTGATGAGAATGAGCAAATGCAAGAGCCTAGCGGTGATGAGTTGCAAGAAGCCTTGCGTAAAAATACTATTTATCGTGCCAAGTACAAGTTAACTGGCTACGAAACCAGCATTAGGATTAAACACGTTGCACAACATTACTTTGTTTGCAACCCAACCATTTCAACTATTCAAGATCAAGACTTTGTGGGTTTTTATGACCCCATGACTATTCACGAATGCAAAAGTCAATTCCCATTTGTAGACTTGGAGTTGTTAGCTGACCACGCTGCCTATGGACCTGCGGGTGCTTATCAAGCGGGCGCATTGGAAAACGATTTGGCTCTTCATGCCCGTGACTCCACGCCAGTGCCAGGCCAAGGCGTAATTGCATCACAAGGTGCAGACCGCTATAGCCGAGTCATTATGCTGACCACTGCTTGGTTGCGTAGAGACATTGACGGTGACGGTGAAGAAGAGATTGTGGAATGTTGCTTCTCTGGCTCTTACATATTGTATGCAAAAGAAGTTGATTTCATACCTTTAGCAAATATGTGCCCCAAGCCCATTACAGGTAACTTCTTTGGTTACTCATTGGGTGAGCGTTTGGTTCCTTTGCAAGAGTATGCAACAGCTATTCGCAGAGCTGAAATGTCCTTTGCCATGCAATCGTCCACCCCAAGGATTGGTGTCAATCCTGAGTTCTTGGATGCAGAAGAAATTCAGCGTGGCGTAAGTGCCATGTTTATTTTGGATCGTAAGTTTGATCCTACTAAGCACATTTTTGAATTCCAACCTATGCAAGGAAACTTGGCATATGTGGAATCCGCCATGAATCGGTTTGAATCGGACAAAATGGCAATGATTGGCATGACTAGCCCAAGCGATACGCTTAATCCTGAAGTTATGAAAGACGGTAACTCAGGATTTAAGCTTCAATTAGCTATGGGTCCTAACCAGTTAATCCAAGATGAGATGGTCAAGAACTGTGCCATTGGTTTGCGTGATGTTATTTACATTACTTGGAAAACATTGATTCAGTATTCAGATGACTTTAATATTCAACAATTGGCGGGCACTTGTTTAAAAGGCCAACCATTTATGGATGCATTATCAATAGAGAATTTTGAGTTTATTGATCGCAGAATGATTAACATTGATTTGGCCTTGGGGTTCTTGTCAGAAGAAAACCGATTAACTCGCCAACAAATGATTCTTCAGGCTCAACAGCAGTTTGGTCAAGCCATGATGCAAATTCCTCAGGAAGTTCCTGAAATGTTTATTAAGGTGCGTAGGCCGTTTGAAGATACTTTGCGGGTATTGGGCGTTAAGGACGTAGATGCTTATTTGCCAACAATGGAAGAGGCAGTTAAGATAATGCAAGCACAAGCGGCAAAAGGCCCGTCTGCTGAACAGCAAGAAACTCAATCTAAAGTAGATTTGAATAAAGCTAAAGTTCAGGAAAGCAGTTCAGTTACTGCTTTGAATATGAAAAAAGCTGAAGATATTGATATGGATAATTATTTTGAAAGTTTGGCGGCTAAAAGGGGTAAACTCAGTGCCGTTGAAATAGATTAAGGATTGCAATGAAAAGCTTGGTTTCGAATATTAGAGAATATTTCAATAAAAGAACAAAAGTAATTGATACTTATAAGGAGGCTAATGCAAGTCGAAAGACTCTAGTAATTGAAAATGGAGAGTGCGCTAAAAGGCTCTTACGCAATGATGATTTTGCATTGTTATTTAATCTTTACAGGTTCTATTTATTAGAAATGTTGGAAGAAAGTGATGATGATGTGAAACGTATTAATAATGCACAGCGTGTTGCTGGAGTCCGAGATTTCATTGAGTTTATAGAACGAACTGAATATCTTGGTAAGGTAGCCAACAAAAATGTTGAAACTTTAACAAAATAAGGTAATATATGTCAGACGTAATCGCAAATGCGACCGCCACTGAGCAAACTGGTGTGAACCCTGTAGATGCTATTGCAGGAATGATTGCCGCCAATAGGCGTAACAATCCTCCAACCGAAGCAGTTACACCACCAGCAGGACAAGAAGAGGCGCAAGCCAAATCCCCTGAGGCGTTTCCTGAGGAAGGAATCGAACCTGAAGATGGTATTGATGGGACTACGGACACTGTAGATTCAGAAAATACGGAAGAGGCCACCGATGGTGTAACCGAGCCGATTAACTTCTTGGAGTTTGCAGAGCAGAATCCTGACATGATGTGGAGAATTCCCAATAAAGACGCAGAAGGCGGTTTTGTTGAGATTCCTGTATCTAGGGCGGCTGCTATTCTTGGTCAAGGAAGTGCTATCCATGAGAATGCTCGTAAGCTTAAAGCCGAAAAAGCAGATTTTGAAGAATATGAGAGTAAGCGCAGGACTGAACTAGATGGTCTGCAAATAGGGTTGGAATTAACTGTAGTGCCTCAGTTGCAACAAGCGGCTGACGAACTGGTCAAGATTCAACAATATAACCAGCAATGGAAGCAGATTTACGACAATGCGACAGATGATATTAGAAGAAGTGAAGCTGAAGCGGCAATCCGCCAGAACAACGATCTAATTCAAGAAAAGTCACAGTTCATTCAGGCGAATAGACCGAAAGTTCAACAGTTTTTCGAACATAGAAGTGAGTTTGTAAAGCAACAGCTTGAACAATCTCGTCAAAGCTTCAAAGACAAAGAATTGGCGAACAAGGCAGTTTTTACCGAGTTGCGGGAAAAATTGTCTAAGGATTGGAATGGTGCAAGTGGGTCATTTGTCCCTGGTGTCCAAAACATTGATTTGGTATCCAGTGATGAGTATCTTTTAGGCTTGATTCGGGATGGTATGAAGTTCCGAGAAGGTCCTAAAGTGAAGAATGCGGGCGGTTCGTTAGCTGCGGCTAGTAAACCAATGGCAAGAGGCAAAACAGCACCTGAAGATAAGACGGTTGAACTTCAAAAGAAAGCACAAAGCGGTGATAAGAATGCGGCTCGTGACCTTTTAGCAACCATGCTTGCAAACAATAAACGCAAGCGTTAATCAGGAGAATTTTATGTCTACAATCACTTCTACCTCTTTGGGTAATGGTAATGGCGCATACGCCACCGACATCGTGGTCAAAGACCTCGATATGACCGTTTCTAACTATGTTAAAGACCGTACACCCGTCACTAACATGGCTATGAGCAAAAAACGCAAAATTAATTCGACTTTGCACATTTGGCCTAATGACTATTTCCGTGTTCCCGCATTGAACGCCAAGTTGGAAGGTGCGGCTGTTACAGCCTCTGCCGCTGACAATAACACACGTTCAAATTTGGGCAATTACACTCAAATTTTCACAACAACCATTGGCGCAACTGGTACTGCTCGTGCCGTTGAACAAGCTGGTGGTGATCCACAAGCTTACCAAGAAGTTAAGCAATTGACCGAAATTATGTTTGACGTTGAATTACAGATGCTCCGTGCAGATGGCGCTTCTATCAAATATTCTGGTCAAGCCGCTACTCAAGGCACTGCTCCTAACACAGGTCGCAGATTTGGTTCTTTGTTTGCTTTTGCTGGCACACGTTCTGGCAACGACACAGATGGAACTTCTGTTCTGAACTTGGCTACCTCTGATGGCAATGACACAACTTCTGCTGTTGATACAAACACACCTTTTAACGGTGTTTTGTCTAACGCAGGTTTGGGTTATTTTACCTATTCAACTGGTGTGACATTGCAAGCTTTTAGCCCCGTGTTGTACAAGCAATTGGTAACTGTTGCTGAACAACGTTTCAATGCCAAGATTACCAACATGGTAGTCCCAACATCGTTGCGTACCACTATCTCTGATAACATTCCTCAGAGCCGTTCTATCAACCGTTTTAACCCTGCTGACAAGGGCGATACGATTGGTACTTACGAAGGTGACTTTAACTACACCTATCAGATCGATGACTCATGGGTTATGGATCAGACAGGTTCTGACAACACTTCCATCTTGTTTTTGAACCCTGACGTTGTTCAGTGGGGTTCTTTGCGTGAACTCGGTCCTAACAACGAAGTGTTCTCTAACGCTGATGCCTCTTTGGATCAGTACATCATGGAAGGTACTTTGATTGTTCGCAATCCTGCTGGTGTAGCTGTTTTGGCGGCTATGACAACTCGTGCAGTAGTAACAACTGCTCGTCCTACTGCTCAAGTCAAGCGTTATTTGGCATAAACCAAAGGGAGCTAAAAACTCCCTTTTTTTACTTTTTTTAAGGAAAAATCATGGCAACCATTACATACAAACCATATAACACAGCTTTTACAACTGACACCACAACTGGTGACGTTACAGGTGTTATTGCAGAGCAAGCACAAGTTCAATACTTCCCCCGCACTTTGGGTTCAAGCGGTATTCCCGTTATTGTTGCTAACAGTGGCACTATTGCCACTAGCGGCACTGTAACTTTGGGTACTGCATTGCCTACAACATACGCAAATGCTTTTGTTTACTTCCCTGCTTCCGCAGTGAGTGGTGATTCAACTGGCGGTTTGTATTATGTTGTGTTTTCTAGCACTACTGTTGGCGTTGTTTACGCTGGCAAGTATGGCGTAGCAAATGGCGTGGGTTCTGTTGCATTCCAACCTACTGTTCCTACAGGCACTTTGACTGCAGTTACAGGTTCTAACAGTTCTTTTACTGGTTCAACCACTGAAACCACATTGATTAACATTACTTTGCCCGCAGGTTCTTTGGGCAATAATGGTTCAGTCCGTGTTGTGGCAAACTGGGCTTGCAATAACTCTGCTGGCGCTAAAACTGGTACTGTTTATTTGGGCGGCACTGCTGTTGGTACTGCATCTTCATACACCACCTCTACTGGTGGTAGTTCTATGAATGCTATTCGCAATCGTGGCATTTTAGGTGCTCAAGTTAGCCAATTAATTGGTGGCGCTTCTGCCTCTGCCGCTGTATACACTTCAATTGATACATCTGTTAACAAAGCAATTACCATTACTGGTGATACTGCTACTGCAACCGATCACATCGTGCTTGAAGGTTACATGGTTGAGATGAACACTAAAGATTAATTATCTTTACTGAAAGGGCTTTTTCGGAGGCTCTTTTGGTAAGGAGTAAAGCATGGAATTAAATCTTAATAACGAAGAAGCCAAAGTAAACGAGGATTACTACACAAAAGGCATTCTTGAATCTGGCATGGAAGGTGCGTTAATTAAAAATGACAAGATGTTCAACGAGGTTAAATCGGGAACATGGTCGCAAACCTTTAATACAAACAATATCAATTACAAAGTTGGTGCTATTGATGGTGAGCGTTATGTTCAGTATGAGCAAAAAAATGTTGAATCTGTAAGGCAGTATTGCAAAGACCGCAGAGAGTTTTATAAAGCTATTGGCACAACAGATAATCCATTATTTGCGGGCACTTTTGAAGCAATGAATCTTCCTAAGTGTTTTGCTCACGAAATAAGCTCAAAATGGTTTAACAACCGCCCTTGGGAATTGATTAAAATGGATAAGAAAGATAAGATTCTTTTTTATGCAATTGTTAATCAGTTTTACAGTGATTTTGTTTGTCATCCTAGCGGTAAAATACCATTGCCTTATAATCCAATAGTACCCACAAAATAAGGATGTTTTATGGCTTCTTTTATCCAATCTGGCAACGCTCTTGTTAGCCGAATCGCACAATGGGTTGGAGCCATTCCATCGTCAACCAATATAAATGCTACGGCATATAACTCAACTACCAAAGCAATTACAACTTCTTCTACGGCAGTTGGCACGGTTCTTGTTGGTGATTTTATTGGTACAAGCGTAGTTGGTCCATATGCTATTGTTACTGCGGTAACTAGCACAACAATTACAGTTAATGACCCTGATGCCGTTTGGACGGGCGTTTCATTGCCAGCAGCTATTTTAAAGTTGCCAACCCAATCTACTGTTGAGATTTTGGCTTCTATCCAATTGGCAGAACTCAAGATGCGTATTATTGAGTTGCCCGCTTTGCGTACAGACCCATATGGCGCTTCCCCAACAACATTGTTGACCAACGCTCAGGGTATGGCTCCTATTCCCGCAGACATGAACAAGCCTATTTTGTTTTTCCAAGAAACACCTAATAGCTCTGTGCCACCAGGCACTCCTGCTGCCTCTATGGGTCCTTGGATTATTTACGACCGAGTTGGCGACCGAGAAATTATTCGCAGACGCATGATTGACCAATTGTATGTGCGACCATTTGGTGTGCCACGGGTTATTCGTGCTTCATTTTCTGAAGTGGGTGGAAACTATGTGTTTACGCCAAACCCTGGTGAAAACGTAGAAATCAAAGCCTACTATCAACGCACATTCCCATTCTTGTTTGGACCTACAAGTGATGCATTGAATCCTATTGTGCAAAACAATGCGGCTTTGGCATCATTTCCTGAAGGCTATATGTATGGTACTTTGTGGGCGTATTATGATAAAAACAAAAATACAGATGAAGCTCAAAAATGGAATGCAAGATATGAAGACGCTTATGGCTTGATTGAAGATCAAAACTTCAAGGGCAAGTGGTTGGGTGGAGATCAGCATTTGACATCTGAATTTCAACCTCGCAATTACAGATATTCGTTCAAGTGAACTAAGGATAAAACATGGCTACAAGCGGTCTTTACGGTAGCAGTCCTACGGGCGCAGTTGTTGCGGCTCCAGGCAGTGAGACAAGTGGTCTTTATGGAAGTAGTCCCACAGGTGCAACAGTAGCATCACCAGGCAGTGAGACAGCGGGTTTGTATGGTAATGCCACAGTTTTTGGTGGCACTTATTTTGAGTGGTTTATTTTTATTCAATCAGCCACGCAACCCGCTACACCCACAGGCGGTTCTTGGAACTTTACTTCAAACGTAGGCACACCTCCAACTGGTTGGTCAACAACTCCTCCATCTGCGCCCACATTGGCTGTTTGGGGTTCTATAGCCCTTGTTAATTCTGCCAATGCATCTTCATTGACTTGGAGTGCGCCTGGTCTTTTTGCCTATGCTCAAGGCTTACCAGTTTTAAGTGGTGCAGATATCCCTTTGTCTGGTGATGGCGTAAACAATCAGCTTTATGTCCAAACAGGTAGCACACCTCAAACCATTTGGTTAAAAGAATCTGGCACATGGACTCGTTTAACTGGTTCTACTTTATATGTGGATTTGGTTAACAATCAAACTATTGGTGGCACTAAAACTTTTAGCTCTCAGATTCAAGGTAGCGTTTCAGGAACTGCAAGTAATGTTACTGGAGTTGTTGCTATTGGCAATGGCGGTACAGGACAAGCAACAGCCAACAGCGCTTTAAATGCTTTATTGCCTAGTCAGACATCCAATGCAAACAAAGTATTGACTACAGACGGTTCTAACAGCTATTGGCAAGTAATTGCGGGTACAGGAACTGTTACTTCAGTCAATGTATCGGGCGGTACAACAGGTTTAACCACATCTGGTGGACCTGTTACCACATCTGGAACTATTACATTGGCGGGCACACTTGGTGTTGGCAATGGTGGTACAGGTGTAACCGCATCTAGTGGCGCAAACTCTGTAATGTTGCGTGATGCCAATCAGAATGTTGCGGTTAATGCTATAGATGATGGTTATACAAACTTTGCGGCTTCTGGAACAACAACCACATTAACAGTAGCTTCAGCTCGTAGATATACAGTTACTGGTTCTGGTGGGCATACATTTAAATTGCCTGATGCAACCACGTTGGTAAATGGTGCAATTTTTGAGTTTGATAACAACCAAAGTAGCGGTGCAATTTTAGTTAATAACAATTCAAACACATTGATTGTTTCTGTGCCTAGTGGTGGCATTACCAGAGTTGATTTATTGTCGAATTCAATAGCTGCGGG